TCTAACATATGAATTTGATGTGGTAGATGACCCGAATGATGATAGATTCTTTATTTGTACATATCCATATAAGGGATTAGTGATATTCAAAGGTCATGTGGAATTGATACATGAATATACACATCATACACAGAGGGAGTGGGAACATTTTGATTATATTCATCAAGGACAGAATGACATTATAGAAGAATGGTCAAGACATGTAGCTGAAATTTTTAACATTGCAATACCTTCGCCAGTATCAACATCATTTGAAGAACAAGAGAAGAAAAGAGCATGGAATGCTGAATTAGACAGGATTTTTGATGATTGATAATATTGAATTTATAAGTATTGAAAAAGCAAAGGAAATTGTAGAAAAATTTCATTATTCAAAGGTGTTTCCACGAATAAATAAGTTTGCCATAGGTGGATTCATTCAAGATAAATTAGTTGCTGTTATGCTGTGTGGATATGGTACACGACCTTTACATACAATAAAAAAAATATTTCCGACATTAGGTGTAAAAGACTATATAGAGCTTGGAAAATTATGTGTTAATGATATTTGTCCAAAAAATACGGAAAGTTATTTTATATCAAAATGTATTAAACTAATAAAATCAAAATATCCACAATATAAGGTTTTGTTTTCATGGGCGGATGGTATTATTGGAAAGCCTGGTTTTGTGTATCAGTGTTCAAATTTTTATTATGGTGGATATATAATAACGGAGATGTATATTGATAAAAATGGTAATAGAGTACATCCACGAAGTATGCAAGGGGTATCAACAGGAAAAAAAGCAGATGGTGCTAAATTCAAATCACGTGCATATGATGTAACAGTAAGTATGGGATATAAAAAATATTTTGGTTATCAGTTTAGATATGTATATCCTTTATGTAATAAAAAAGAGTGGGAAGAATTACTGAAAACATCACCATTTGAATGGAAAAGAAATGGTTATCCTAAAGATAACGACTGTAAATGGAAAGAACAAATATATAAAGGAAAAAGAATAGATTGTGAAAAACCGCCTTTCAACACAACAAAATATGTCAAAAAAGAAGATGGCACAATATCTTTATTTTTCAACAAAACAAACTGAAATACAATGAATGATGAATATGTTATAATGGTAAAAATTGAGAAAGGAGAAAGTGATAATGAATAGAAATGAGTTAAAAAATATAAAGATAAAATTGAATGGTAAACATCAGGGTGGTGTAAAGACAGGAACGGAGGCTCTCAATTATATTCTTTCATTGGGAATGGAAGATTTGAAATATTTCTCACAGGATGCCATTGAGAATTGGATAAAGGAAGCACTTGATATGGCCGATGAAATATTGACATGGGGTAAGGATGTATCATTGAAAAAAAGAGTTGAAATGTATCGTAAAGCCCTTACACATATAACTGACAGAGAGTCAGCAGTAAATTTATTTGTCAATATGACATTATCATGTGAAGGACTTGGGACGCTTTCTGGCTTTGGTATGGCGAATGTTGACAGTAATAAAGGCCGAATGAAAGCAAAGTCCAAAATATGGACGAATCCAGAAAAACGAAGTATATATTAAGAGGTAAATAAATGAAATTTTCAAAAATATTTTATCATAAGAAAGAAGAAAATAAACGTGTAAAATTGGCATACAAAAAAATTAATATACCAGTGCCAGATGAATGTGTTGAAGAACTATATAATCTTTGGGATGATATGAATAGGAATTGCACAATGATTAACCAATATAAGTTTTGGAAGTATGTAGCGACATTTTGCCCAGAATCAACACGAGAAGATTGCAGATGTGATATAAATACGGACAAAATTCTCAAACCTTATATTACAGTAAGAGAAACAACATTATAGGAGGTGAATACATGAAATACGTAAAGAAACCAATACCCATTGAAGCTGTTCAATGGTTCAAATTGGGCGACCATCCAGTTGTAATTGATGCGTTACCAAAATATAAGGATTATATACCAGTTCTGAATGGTGCTACTGGTTATATTGAAACACTTGAAGGTGGGCATTTTGTGACAGCTGGTGATTGGATTATAAAAGGTGTTGCTGATGAGTATTACCCATGTAAACCCGATATATTTGAAAAAACATATGTGATATATGATGAAAAACGTATAATAAATGCCATAAGGGAATTGACCAGTGCTCTGAAAGAAGATGAAGGATACTGGATGAGTTGGCAAGCAAATATTGCCATGGCTTTTGTGGATGAGTATAGAAGAAATCCAAAAAAGTATAAGAATTACAAGGATATACACGGTATAGCCAATCAGGCGGCTATAAATTTTTTGAAATTACTTATGAGGGATTAAATGGCAAATAAAGGATTGGACTTGTTTTTTGGTGGTTCTACAAAAGAAATTTCAACGCCACAAGTGAAAAAAGTTGAAAAGAAAATGGTTGAAAAACCAAAAACAGTAAGAAAGGAAATACCTGAATCAGATGACTGTATGCCCTTGTATACGGCATTGGAATTGAATGATGACCTAAAAATGTTATGGCCACAAGTTCGTGACATGAGTGAAAAAGAATTTGAAGTGTATGCTGAACGATTGCGAGTTTTCTTTCTTGACCAATACGAAAAAAATCATTATCCAGTTGGTGGTGGTGATGTACCTTTTGAGGATATAATTGAAAGATTACAAAAATTCAATAATCTTGATATAAACAGTGACATGATATATTTTGAGGATAATGGTAACAAAATACTCAAGGGATATAACACATGGGCATCTGTTGTTGACCATTGGTTTCCTGAAATGATGGATGTTGAAATCTCATCAGGTGCTTCTGGTGCTGTCAAGCCTTCTATTATTGGGGTGTTTAGAAATAAAGCTCTGTATAAAGAGAAAATAAAAAGAACCTTATGGAAAGACAAGCTGAATGGTTGGAGGGATGAACCAAACAAACCAGTGTGGCCTACATTGAAACAGAGTTTACGTTTGGGTGCTGGTACACAACCAGTAACTAACATTCGTGGGCCTGTTGCCAAGTGGATTTGGCAGACACAGATGTTGAAAAACAAACATATGGATGAAATTGTTGTATATGACCCATCAATGGGATGGGCTGGTAGAATGGTTGCCTTCTTGGCGGCTACAAATCATCCCGACCTAAAGGGAAAGAAATGTGTATATATTGGTACAGACCCCAATTCTACTATCTTTCCGAGGTATAAAATGATAGAAAAATTCTGGAAGAAATATGTGGATACAGACTGTACAGCAGAGATTATTCCATTGTGTTTACCAGCCGAAGATATATGTAATGACCCTGTATTTGAAAAGTACAAAGGTAAGGTGTGTGTTTGTTACACAAGCCCGCCCTACTTTAACAGAGAGCGTTATTCTGATGACCCTGAGCAGTCTTTCAGAAGATACAGTCAATATGGCTCTTGGAGAGACAAGTTTTTAGAGGGTACTATCAAAAATTGTTATGATTTGTTGATGGACGGTGGTAAGTTGTTCTGGAATACAGCCGACATCAAAATATCGAAAGGTAAATTTTTGCCATTAGAGAAAGATAGTGTCAAGAAGGCAATAAAGATAGGGTTTACACAAGAAGAAACGCTGAAGATGTTAATGCGGTACACAATAGGACGTGATGCGAATCTTAGTCAGATGCAAGAAGATAAATCTATGAATATAATTAAAGTTCAAGACAAACTGACAAAATATGAGCCAGTGTTACAATTTATCAAGTAATTATTTGTTCATTTGCTCAAACGACTTCATAATAAGTTCATCTATGGCTTTCTGATTAGATGGGTCTATATTGTAATCTATAATGTAATCGGTTACAGACTTTATAATTGTACCTACTGCCTTGGATGGTTTTAGTCCTGTCAATGACATAACATGATTGCCATCAACCAATTTCACAACCTTTTCCATTGTTTTTGCGCCCCATTTCTCTTTGATTTCAATAGCTTTTTCCACTATTTTGTCATAGTCATCATGATAATCAAAGTTCTTACCTCTTGAGAAATTATCGGCTTTTGCCACAGCAACCAGACAATCCCAATTCTTGTCAGATACCAGTTTGGCTATCTTAGATGGTTTCATACCCAATATCAAATGGAATTTCATATGATTACCAACAGCAAAGATAAGTGTCTCCTTCTCGTCGTTACTCATCTTCAGTCTTTTGGCTATGTCATCTACGATTTTCATACCTTCTTCTGCATGACCAAAGTATGCCATACCACCATGTGCTCTAACCGTTGCTGTTGTTGGTTTACCTACGTCATGGAGTAATATGGATAAATTTACCAGAGGGTCGGCTATATTATTGACTCTCAAAGCAGCAATAGTATGATCCCATACATACTTACCTTCAGGGTGATGTTCAATAAAATGTGTGAACTCTTTCTGCTTTACTATTTCAGGTAGAATTATTTCCAGTATTCCCAATTTATCAAGGTCTAGTATGTAATCAGCAAATTTGTCACCTGATTGAGAGGCTGCCTTTATTATCTCATCTCTTATTCTTTCAGGTGATAATTTGGCTACATTCGGTGCCAATTCTTTTGCTGCTTTTTGTGTTTCAGGGTCTATTTTGAATCCAAGTTTTGCTGAGAACCTTGCTGTCCTCATCAGTCGTAGATAATCTTCACCAAATCGTTTACGTGGGTCTCCAACTGTTTTTATTACTTTGTCTTTTATGTCTTTTTGTCCGTCAAAGTAATCAATGATATTACCATCTTTATCAAGCCCCATTGCATTTAGCGTGAAGTCACGTCTAGAGGCATCTGCCATGAAACTTCCTTCAATTTTTATTTCTTCAGGTCGTCTGCCATTCTTGTATTTACCATCAGATCTATACTGGGCCACTTCAAACGAGTGGCCACCTTCTTGAACGACCACAATTCCAAAATCCTTTGATTTACCAATATCATGTGTTTTGTATATTGTTTCAATTTCATCAATAGGACAATTTGTTGCTATATCAATATCATGAGGGGCTAGTCCAAGCACAATGTCTCTAACGGCTCCACCAACAATATAAGCAGTGTATCCACGACTTGTTATCTTATTCAGAATTTTGACTGCAGACGAAAGCATTGAATTACTTCTTAGGTAATTCTTCCAGTTGGCGACTTCTTCTGCCATTTCATTCAAAACTCTTTTTAGCCTCATTTTTCCTCTATTTTATATGCCCTGTATTTACAAATAGGGCACCATGTCGAAATATAGGGATTCCCACAACACGGTGTCTTTAATCTTAACTCATTTCCGCAATTTGGGCAAGGATTATTAATTACTGGTTTCTTCATATTGTTCAAAACATCTTGGAAAATATTTCGTGCTTTCATTAGTGCCCTTTCTTACCAGTGGCATCTCCTATGATTACCTTAGGCGCACACTTCCATTCTTCTTCTATATATCTTTTACGAATTGTAGGTTCTGGTGCATCAAAAATCCATCCTTCATTACCACCAGCATCAAAGTTGCTGTATGGTATATCAGTCCAAGCATTGAATATACATCCACCAGAGGCATGACTATTTTCAATAATAGTTGATGTTACGTTTGTTGTACCATCTACATCCCATATTTCCCAATATGGTAAGCAGAATGTGATGTTTTCATTGTCACCTCCATCAATACATCCATCTACAAAAAGTGCTTCATAATGGACACTGGCACTAGGCATCATACGACATCCATAGAAAGTTGTAAATGTCGTTGAAGCAGAAGTTTCTTCTGTAAATGTAAATGTAAAGTAATCTCCCATTAAGTTGCTCTACCCCAACTAAATTTCATTCTAAGTGTCATTCTATGTGTATCTGGTTTTATGATAGGCGGTGATATGTTCATCCACCATGAATATACATATGTCCATGCGCCTGGTGTGTAACAATTAATAGCTACCCCTGCGATTCCTGTTGGCCAAGTGCATTGAGATGTTGATATTGTATAGTCTCTTAATACATAATAACCCCCTGATAAATCTGATGATAGTGACGCTGTTGATTGGCTTACCTTAGTAGGCGTACTCACTACTGATGCAGCTGCACCTATTGGGTT